AGTGGAAATATCTTATGCCATGGGCTATTAACTTGTAAAAAGTGTTCTAGTGTGTGGAATAGAGATGTTAATAGTGCAACTAATATATATAGAATTGCTAAAAATGCAATTAATGGATTAGAACGACCAAAATATTTATGTAGAGAAAAAAAAAATGAAAATATTAAAGTAGAAAAACCTAAAAAAGATAAAATTAAAAAAGTCGTTCAAAAGAAAGCCAAAAAATCAGTTAAGGTTGTCGCCTTAACAAAATCATAATTTACATGCTCTGCAACGGGCAAACCTTGAATATTTTTTTTGTTGAGTAAAATCGGCATTTTAAATCTTCAAGGGTGTAAATAAATCAGGAGTTTTTAATAAAAATTTAATAAAATCTTTTATATCAATATTATCTTCTGTCCAATTATCTTCTGCATAATTTTTTATTACACTTTCATTAAAATATTCTAATATATTTTTTTTATTTAATAATACAGTATTAGATGAGGATGGTGTATGTGCATTTTCATTAAATTTAATTTTCATTTCACGTAATAAATTTAATAATGCACTTTCATTTTCTAATATTTTATTATCTGTTGACATTCTTGTTAATATTTTTTAATATATCTAATATATATACATTTTAATATATATTATATATAATTAAATTATTTTTGCAATTTTTTTTCATTATATAAACAAAGACTTATTTTAATATTATTAACTTTTTTTTGTGTTATAAATATTTATAATATATTTTATCACTAATAATCATCAATATTATCATAATCTATATCACTATATTTATATTCACTAATATCACTTATATCTGTTTAATTTTCATCATTACTATATTCAATATCATTATATTTATTTTTATATATTTGATTATCAATCATAATATCAATATTAGATTATTTTATTAAATCTTAATGTATTAATTTTATATTATTTTAATGACAATATAAACTATATAAACTAGATGGTATTTTATCTAATTTCATATTGATATTATTTTAACAATATAACTATTAGATGGAATCACATAATTTAATTTCTATTAAATTATTATTTTAACAATCAACTTGTTTTAATTTAGTTTTTCTAAAATCTAATATTTTGATATTATTATTTTAACATTCTAAATATATAAGATTAGATGGTAAAGTAGGTAAATTATCAATATTACAATTATTACAATATAAATATTCTAAATTATTAGGTAATTTATCAATATATAAATATTAATTATATGAACAATTTAATTTTTTTAATTTATTAGATAATCTAACTATTCTATAAAATCTATTTGAACTAATATCTAATATAGATAATTTATCTTTTAAACCTAATATATATGTGATTTTATTATCTGAACAATATAATTCATCTAAATTATTAGGTAATTTTTTTATTTTTCTAATATTATTATTAGAACAATTTAATATCTCTAAACTATCAGGTAGTTAATCAATTTCTTTAATTTAATTATTAAAACAATATAATTTTTTTAATTATTTTGGTAAATTATTTAATTAAATAATACTATTATATGAACAATTTAATATCTATAAACTTTATGGTAGATTATCTAATTATTTTATATTATTATTCATACAATCTAATTCTATTAGATTATATTTAAGTAAAATATCTAAATTATTTAATAATATATTATTACATTTTAATATCTATATATATTATGGTAGATTATTAAGATTATTTATTTTAGTTTCTGAACAATTTAATTTAATTAAAGATAATGGTAAATTGTTTAAGTTTACTATATTTGTATCACTACAATTTAATATTTTTAATCCTTATGGTAATTAATTTAAATCTTCTATTTTATTATTTTATGAACAATTTAATTATATTAATGATTATGGTAAATTATCTAATCTATCTATATTACAACTAACACATTTTAATATCTATAATTATTAAGGTAATTTATCTAATTAATCTATTGGATTATATGAACATAATAATTTAATTAGATTTTATGGTAAATTATCTAATTAAATAATACTATTATGTGAACATTTTAATATTTTTAGATTTTTAGGTAATTTATCTAATTATATTATATTATTTTATGGACATTTTAATTTTATTAGAAATTGTGGTAAATTATCTAATTATTATATATTACATGATTTACAATTTATAGATTTTAAATTTTATGGTAATATTGATAAATCTATATTTTAACTTCTCTAACAATTTATTTTTTCTATATTTTATGTTATATTCTTAAAATTTTTCATATTTGATATTAATATTTATTTTAAATTTTATGGATATTCTTTAATTTCATATTCATATGATTCTAGTGTATCATGTGTCTATAAAATTTCTAATTATTTTGGTAATTTATTAATTATTTATAAATAATGAGTTGGTATAATTAAATATCTAATTGTGTCTGGTAAATTTATTATTTTGATATCTATATTATTAATATAACTTATAAAAATTTCTAAATTATCATATCCTTCTAAATTTATTATTTTTTGAATTCCATATAATTTTAATATTTTTATATCTTATTTATTTTATATATCTATTTTATTTGAATATACTTTAGTATTATATCTAAATATATTATTATATGGTCCATCATATAATTATCTATATATATTTCTTTATAATTATTATGTATTATCAAATTATATTTCTTTTATTATATTATAAGTATCTTTATTTATACTCATTAAATTTATAATATCTTTTTATTATAGATATTATAATATTTATTTTAATTATGATATCCTAAATTTAATCATTATTTATTATTATTTATCTTATATTTATAATTATATGTTTAAATAATATTATTTATTTCAATTTTTTTTATCTTGTGAACATAGTAAATAAGATAAAAAAATTAAAGTAATTAATAGATTTTTATTTTTCACATTATAATGAGTAGTTTATATTAAAATAAAAAATTGATAATAATATTATTTAAACATATAATTATAAATATAAGATAAATATAATTATATTATAAGATGAGTAAAAATAAATCTAATAAAAAATTAATTGATTCTTATATATCTAATCCTGATCATTTTTTATTAAATAATGATTTAGATGATATAATAAGTATATATAGTTATGCAAGTGATAAATATTATAATGGTGAATCTATAATAAATGATAAATTATTTGATAAATTAAAAGATTATATTGAAATGATTGATCCAAAAAATCCTATTTTAGAAGAAGTTGGTTTCAAAACTAAAATTAATAAAGTTAAATTACCATTTTTTATGGGATCTATGGATAAAGTTAAACCTGATAATCCCAAAGCTTTAACTAATTTTTCTAATGATTATCATAAACCTTATATTTATTCTGATAAATTAGATGGTATTAGTGGATTAATATATAAGAAAAATAATCAATTACATTTATATAAAAGAGGTACTGGTTTAGAAGGTTCTGATATCACTAAAATATTAGATTATATTAATCTTTCTGATAATATTAATATGAATAAAAATAGATTATTAGAAATATTAAATAAATTAGATATAAAAGATGATATAGCAATTAGAGGTGAATTAGTTATGAAAAAGAAAACATTTGAAACTAAATATAGTAAAACATATGATAATGGAAGAAATTTAGTATCAGGTGCAACTATAAATAAAAAATTAAATAAAGAATTATTAAATGATATAGATTTTGTAGCTTATGAAGTGGTTTCACCATGGATAACTGATATGAGTAAACAATTTAAATTCTTAAATGAATTAAAATTAAATGTTGTTTATAATAATATTTTAAATGATAATTTAGATTTTAATGATTTAAGAGATAAATTAATTGATAGAAAGAAAAATTCAATATATGAAGTGGATGGTATTATAATAAGTTCAGTTAATTTAGATAAAACAAGAAGTAATGAAAAATATCCTCCATATGCTTTTGCTTTCAAAGATACAGAATTAAATGAAATGAGAGAAGTGAAAGTATTAGATATAGAATGGAATGTATCAAAAGATGGTTATATAAAACCAATATTAATATTAGAACCTGTATTTTTAAATGGTGTTACTATATCACGTGTTACTGCTAATAATGCTAAATTTATTGTTGATAATAAAATTGGTAAAAATACTATTATTAAATTAATTAGATCTGGTGATGTTATACCTAAAATTGTTGGTATAGTTAAACATACTACTCCATTACTTCCTAATTTAAAATATAAATGGAATGAAACAAAAGTAGATATATTAATAGATGAAGAACATGATCAACAAATAATTAGTGAATTAGTATTCTTTTTTGAGAAATTAAAAATAAAATATGTTAGTGAAGGAACAGTTAAAAAATTAATAGATATTGGTATAGATGATATATTAAAAGTATTTGATATTACTAAAAAACAATTATTAGAAGCTGATGGTATAGAAGATAAATTAGCTGAAAAAATATATAATAATATTAAAGAAGCATTAGATAATTTAACGATTCTAGATTTAATGGTTGCATCAAATAGTTTTGGTCATGGTATTGGTGAAAGAAAAATAATTAAAGTATTAGAAAGTCATCCTGATATATTAAAATTATATGAAGATTTAGAAGAAAATGAATTAATAGATTTATTAATAAATTTAGAATCATTTGATGAAATAACAGCAACTAATTTTGTTAAAGGATTAGATAAATTTATAGATTTATTTAATGAATTAAAACCAGCTATGAGAAAACAATTAAGATTATCATTAAATGATTATAAGAAAAAATTAGAAAAAATTAAAAATTTAGATCATCCAATCAAAAATAAAAAGGTAATATTTAGTGGTTTTAGAAATGATGATTTAGAGAACAAAATAAAAGATAATGGTGGTAAAATTGTTTCTTCTGTTTCTAAAAATACTGATATATTAGTAACTACTGAATTAGCTATAAAAGCTAAATCTAATGCTAAAGTTATTAAAGCATTAGAATTAAATATTAAAATATTAACAGAAAATCAATTTATTAAAAAATATTTTAATTGATATATTGTAATAAAAATTTATTTTATCTAATTATAATTTATTATAATATGAGTAAAGAAAAAATAGATATAATAGAAGATTTAATAAAAAATTCGAATAAAATTATAGATAAATCAAATATAAATATTGATGATTTTAATACTAAAATAAAAAATTATAGTAATATTAAATATTTATTTGATGATGATAAATATATAATACATGATGATATAAATGTTTTATATACTCTTATAAATATAAATAGTTCTATAAATAAAGATACTCTATTATCACAATATGATATATATAAAAATAAAATAATAGCTAATATTGATAATAATATACATAATATAGATATAATTATAAATAATATTAAAGATAATGTTAAAAAATTATTATTAATATTAAAATTATTATCAAGTATAACTAAAATTAATTGTGAAAATCATTATAATGTTATTAAAAAATTATTATTATTAGATATAAATATTTTGAATAATTTATCATTAAAACATTATATAAATAATAATGAACTAATATCTATATTAAATAGTACACCTAGATTATTTAATCAAATTAAACAATCTGGTGGTAATATAAATCAATATAGATTATTATCATTTGATATACCTAAATATTATTAGATTAAATTAAATTTTTATTTATATGATCTGGTAATAAAAAATCATTTTTTAAAATTTCAATATTTTCATAATTATCTTTACATATTTTAAATCTATTTAAACTAGTATATACTCTTCTATGATATTGATGTAATATATCATTTTCATTATATTCAAAATATAAATATTCATGAAATGATCTATTATCATAATTATGAAATTTAGATAAACCTATATCTACAAATATCATTTTAGCACCAATATTTTTATCTCCACATATTGCTAATATACATTTTTTATCTTTACATCCATTTATATGTTTTTGTTTATTATATAATTCATCAACTACATTAATAGTACAATGACCATATATCATCATATCATATTTATAATTTTGTATAAATTTACAAATATGAGTATCTAATGATTTATCATTATAATTAGATTTATCAAGTGTATTAGAATAAGATTTAGTAACAAGAATATCCATTTTGTTATTAACTTTTTTATATAAATTTTCTGGTTCATGATCTATATATTTTAGAATATTAGTTGAATTATTTAAACCTGCATGACATATCAATATATATCTATTTAATCTTTGATGATATAATATAATAAAATAATATGGTGATACTAATATAAAACATAACAATATATTTATTCTATTTTTATCACTTTTATAAAAATCTAAACATTTATCACATCTAAATCTATTCATATTTTTTGTTTCAGTTAATAATGTGAAATATTCATGATTACCTAAACACCATATAACATCACTATTATATAAATTAGCTTTATATTTCATATTAGTTAAAAAAATAAATAATCGTAATTCATAATCACCAGTAATATCATCAGTTTGAATATCAAATTCAGGTCTTCTACCATTAATTAAATCACCAGCTATTATTAATATAAAATTTTTATCAATAATATCAAAATCATAAAGAATATCTAAAGAATGAAAATAATCTTGTGTTATATTATTTGTATTAAAACGTATTATATTAGAATTATATAAAAGTTGTATAAATCTAGGAAAATCAGAATGAATATCAGATAATACATATATTTTTTTATTATCCATTTTAATGATATTATTTTTTGATATAGATGGTTTATATAATTTAGTTTTATTAAGAATATATTCCGTACAATTAGTAATATTATTAAAAATATATTGACAATCTTCTTTATTAAAATAACTCATTTATAATATAATATTATAAATAAATTATACTGAAGGCACTTTTAGTGATAAATGTATTATTACCATATTTCTCTATTATTTTATTATCTTTATTTATATGTGTTTTCATATAATAAATCAATCTTTTGTATATTTAATATATTTAATATTATAATTATCATATTTTTTAGTTATAATATGAGATAAATTTAAATATAATGGTATTTCTGGTGTATAATATACCGGATTTGATATAATTTTATTATTTTTTAATTTAATTTTATTTAAATAAATATTATCTATATCATCTCTTAATAAAGCTTCATTTATTAGATTCATACCACCTATTATAAATATATTATCATTTAAACTTGTATTAATAGCTTCATCTAATGATTTTGATATTTTAAATTTATCATCTTGTTGATTAATTAAAGTGTTAGATATAATAATATTTTCTCTATTAAGTAAAGGTTTATTATTTAGACTATTAAAAGTTTGTCTACCCATTATTATAGTATTATTTATTGTCATTTTTCTAAAAAATCTTATATCTTCTTTTATATTAGACCATGGTAAATTTAATCTATCTTTTAAACAAAATATATTATCATGAGTTGTTGCATATATTATATTAATATTTTTTTTCATCTTATATTAATATCTATATATCTATTTTTTTATATATGTTTAACCAAATATTTTCATTTTTTTTTCTAATATTAATAATATCATCATCTAATTTTTTATTATCTTTAATTATATCATATCTATCTAATATAAATATTTTAAATTTATATGATCTAATCATAATCTTAATTAATTTAGTATATATTTTATAGAATTTATAATAAAAAGAATCATCAATTAAATCAATATTATAATCATTAATTTGAATATTAATATCATTATTAAAATCTTTACATATTAAATAAAATTCATTATAATGATAATTAATTTTAGATTTATAAATATAAGATTCTTTATAAAATTTTCTAATTAAACCAATCATAATAATTATTTTTTCATTATTTAATGGATATTGTATTTTTATTATACCATTACATTTATTATTTATTAAATATAATAATATCTCATAATCTATATTTATATCTATACTGTTATATATAATTGTTTCTTTATTAATATTTTTAATATCATTAATATTATTATAATTATGATATTTAATCTTATTATTAAAATATTTATTTAATGATTCTATATATGAATTATTATCATTTATTAAAATAAAATCATTATGTAATATATTAAATTTATTCAATATTTCATATAATATATAATAATCATATTTGTGATTAGTAAAATTATGAAAATAATATTTTATTAATAATTTATTAATATTAGATTTATTATACAGATTAAGATATCTATCATATATATTAACTCTATTATTTTGATTTATCATATTATTAATAAGATTGTCAAATGATAATATTTTTTTATAAGATGTTTTAAGATTATATAGATAACATTTATTTTTATTATAAGATAAAATTTTATTAGAAATAATAGAAATATAATCAGATAAAAATTTATTAAAAGGAGATATATTAAAAGATAAAAAAGTATTAACCCATAAAATAGATTTAGATATATTAAAAGATATTTTATCATATAAAAATTTAACATTATGATTAATATTAGAGAAATCAAATAAAACTTTAGACATATATTTATTAAAATATTTTGATAATTTATTATTATAATCATTATTATCTTGGATATTATAAAAAGAATAAAGACCAGGATATTTAGTAAATTTTTTATTATTAAAATTGATATATAATTTATGTTTAAATTTTTGAAATTTTTGAAATATTGGATCAAAATTAATATATATTTGATCATTTAATAATAATAATTCTTGTAATAGATTAGATAATTTATTAGTTAAATCTTTATCTAAACCAATAAAATTAAAACCAATAATAAAACCTGCTGTTAAAGAATATAATTGAGAAGATTGTGGTATAAATAATTTAGTTTTTTTAAATAATTTTCTAAATAAATAATAGATTTCTTTTTGTATTTGAGTTTGATAATTATAATATCTTATAATTAAACAACCATCTTGTTCTAATACTAATAATGATTTAATTAAATAATATATAATCATTTTATTAGAACTAAAATTGGAATATATACTATATTTATATATATTATTAGGTCTACAACTATTAAAAATAATTTTATATTTTTTATTAATATTAATATGTTTATCAATATTAAAATAATTATTTAAATAATCTATATTATTACCTAATATAGTTATATTATTATTATATATTGATTTAATATTAATAAGACGTGAAATTAATTCTTTATCATTAAAATAAGGAACATATATATCATAATTAAAATTATTATTAGATATTTTATTATAATAAAAAAAAGATTCATAAGCAAAAGTTGTATTAGATAATTCCAAGATATCAATATTATTATTAAATAATATTTTAAAATATTTATCATATTTAATAAATATTTCATAATAAGAAGAAAAATATTTATCAATAATATTTAAATTAAATAGATTTAAATATATGTTATTATTATTTTTTTGTATATTAAATTGATAATTGTTAATAATATTATTAATAATATCAATTTTATTATTATATAAATTATTAATATTTTTATAATCTAATTGTGATAGATTTATAAATTGATAATTATATATTAATATAAAAATATCATTATAAAATTGATATTTTTCAATAATATCATATAATTTATTATAATATTCATCTATAATATCTTTATTAATGATATAATAATTTCCATTAAATGATGTATTAATTTGTAAGTTCATTTTATATTATAATAATATAAATTAATTTTATAATTATATAATATCTTAATATATTATATAAAATGAGTGAAATTGATAATACATTTAATATTATTAATGATAAATATAAAAAAAATAATGATGATAATAATAATAAAAATATGACATACTTATCAGAAGATAATAATGATATAAATAATTATTTATTAAAATATAAAAAAGAACTATATATAATAATATTTTTTATATTAATGTATATAATATCAAATAAGATATTTGATTATAATTATCCACTAATAGAAGATAATTTATTTATAACAAAAATAATTAGTAGTTTTAGAAATTTTTTAAAAAAATATCAAAGAATATGGTTATTTATCTTACTATTTTCTATATTATTAATAAATCATATATATAATTATTCAAATATTAATACATTAACTAAATATAGTATTATTAGTATTTTATTTTTAATTATATTATTATTTCCATATTTACCATATTCAACTTATTATAAATTATATATTAGTATAATACATGAAAGTTTTAAAACTTTTGATAATATTATTAAATAATTTTTTATATATTTATAAATTATATAATTAAGAGACTAAATATATATATCTTATAAATTTAAATAAAAAATATTATATTATATTATAATAATGACTAATTTTAATTTAAATAATATATATAATAGTTATAATTTTAATTATGTTACTATATTTTCTAAAAAATTTAAATTAGATAATGATATATCTAAATATATATTTAAATTTTGGCATATAAATGATTTTCTATTATATTGTTATGATAATAAATTTATTTATCAATCAATTAATAAATTTATTAAACGTTATGATAATTTTGATGTATTTTTTTATATGAATATTAAAAGAATTGATCATAATGATAATATTTATGTTTTAACCATTGAAAAATATCAAAATAAAAAAATTATTGATTTTGTTGGTTTTATGTCTGCTTATTTTGATAAAATTAAAAATTATTGTTTTGGTGAACATTTTTTAATTAATGCAGATTATAGAGGTAAGGGTTTATGTAAGATTATGGTTAATTTTTTTGTTAAATATTATATTAAATTACATAGAATACCTGTTTATGGAGCTGTTTATAAATCTAATGAAGCTGCTCTTAAATGTTTTTGTAGTTATCATTTTCAAATTATTAATCAATTAACTAAACATAAAGATACAATTGTAACAATAGGTTTTGATCCAATAGGTTATCTAATTTATAAAAAAAATCCTTCTAATGAATATCAAATAACTGATAATATTAATATAAATTTTGATATTAAACAAATTTATAAAGATTATAATAATACTTATAATTCTTTAAATGAAAAAAAATTAATTAAATTAGATCATAATAATGATAAATTTATAATTAAATTTTGGAAACTTAATGATTTTTTATTATATTGTTATGATAATAAATTCTTATATGATAAAATTTTTAATAATTTTAAAATATCTGATAATTTTGATATTTTTTTTCATTTTCATATTAAATTATTACATTATAATATTATTTATATTACAACTATTGAAACTTATGATCAATATCCAAAAACTAATAATATTATTGCTATTTTAACTTCATTTATTAATGATAAATTTAAATTTACTTATATCGATAATATTCATATTGATCCATCTTATATTAATGATAAATTATCTTTCAAATTAATTAAATATTTCACTAAATGTTATTCTAAATTATATAATTATCCTATTTATACTCATAATAATTTTGATAAAATTATATTATCATCTTTTGATTCTAATAAATATATTTTATCTAATAATCAATTATCTTTTGATTCTAATAAATAAATAAATATTATATACTTCACACACTGATTTCATTCAATAAAAAATGTCAGATAATAAATATTTTAATTTGACTAATTTATTCCATATTACTAAATAAGAAAAATAATAAATTTTCATACAAATAATAATTTATAAAGAAATCATTATTATCTATCATTAAAAAGAATTTAATACATTTTGATATATTAAATTTTTTATCATTTCCATTAACATCTTTTATTAAATTATATATTGTTATTTTTTTTTCTATATGTTTAATTATTTCATCTTTTTTCTCAATATCTGTAAATAAATCTTTTTTTATAGCTAATAAATATAAATTAGATTTATTATAATCATAAATATATAAATATGATTTTAATATATCATATCCTTGTGATAATATATTATTATTATTATTATTATTTAATAATGTCATTTTTATATTATTATTATTTGTATATGTTAATAATATTTTATAATATTTATCACCATTTATGTCTGTAATAAATTTTATATGTTTATGATGATCTAATATTTTAAATAATAAATAATCTATATATCCACCACCTATTTGATTAAAACTACCACCATCTTGTATATTATTTTCATTTTCACTATAATTCATATCTTGTATATTATCATAAATATAATTATTTATATTATTATATACTATTCTTCCACCTGATTGTTTATTATTAAACATATTTTTAATATTATTTAATTGTGTTGAAGTATTATTTTTAATATTATTTAATTGTGTTGAAGTATTATTTTTAATATTATCAATAGTTTCATTAAATATTTTACTAAAATCTATATCTTTTAGATTATTAATTAATTCTTTTATTTTAAACATCTTATAAAATATCTGTTTATTATTTATTTCAATATTTTCTATATTATCAGTATTATATATTATATGTTTATTATTTTCATCTTTATTTAATTTGTTAATATTACACCTTTTTCACTGAAAAATGGGACAGTTTAATGACAAAAAAATAAATATAAATATTTATTTTTCCAATTTTTAGATTAAAAAGTATAATTGTACCTATTTAAAGGCTAGATTAAATTTGACATCAATACTTACATATTGAGGTTATAATCTTTTATTATTCTATCTTATAGTCTCGTCTATATTTATCTGGTCTTGTTTTATCTAATAAATATTGATTAACTATTTTTTTCATATTTAAGACGGCATTTCTATCACGATTAATACATCCTTTTCTTTTATTTTCCATTTGAAATGTTAGAACCGAATGTATCCTTCGTATTACATCTTTTTTATCTGGTTGATATAAATTTTCACATCTTTCTTCTGTTTTGTTATATAAACATGATGTTCGTGAGAAAAGATATAAATTTATTCTAAATTTATATCTTTTCGGTACGAA